TCTTCATCGACTGCATTGACATCATCCAGTGACTTCTCGACTCCTGCTGACCAGTAAAAACGATTGTCGAATGGTACAGGCTGTAACGATGCGTCCCAGACTAGACCGTGTGCAGTTTTCTCTGCGTCTGTCCACCTGTTCCAAGTGGCGGGGTGCTTTGTGCCTTCGCTATCAACCCAACCTCTGCCAATTCTTACTGCCTTGCCTGTGGCTTCATAAACCCACATATCATTAACTCCTTGTTCTTTCCAGATAGTCTGCCGCAGACCTTAAAATGTCTGGATCATCAAAAAAATGACCAAGACCCTTGTTGCATTTATCACACAATAAACCACGAACCTTGCCCGTAGTATGACAATGATCTACCGGAAGTTGTATAACAGTGCCGAGTCGTGTGGCGGTTTCTTCCTTGTGACATATGGCACAAACACCATTCTGTTCTTCTAGCATTCTGTCGTATTCACCTATCGGCAACCCAAAGCTATTAGCAACTCGCTGTCGATGCTTGTATGTCTTGTATTCTGGGTGATGTGCTAAAGACTTTCCGTGCTTAAACGAATGATGCAGTTCGCCCTTCTGATTGGTAAGGCATCCGCATGATTTAGTTCTGCCCCGCTTTGCATCATAAACATTGATAAATTTCACTGATCCGCAATCGCACCTTGCCTGCCACCGCACTCTGTTGTTTTCGTCGTGCGTATACTGAGCAAGAATTACCCACTTGTTGAAACGCATTTCAGAGTAATCTTGAAGCATTTAAGCTGTCCACCCACGCCCAATGCGGAGTGCTTTACCTTGATATGTGTACATGATGTCTCCTATCGAGCGAGGCTATATTTAAAGGGGTTTTCGGCGAAGGCCATGTAGATGTAAGTTGCAGATGCGTTCGCTCCTGCGTTTGTGGTTCTTAGTTTAAAACCATTTGAAAGCACATCATATCGTAAAGAATTTCCACCTTCAGCGTTTGTTAAATTAGCGTAGATAAGAGGCGTATTTATGTTATAAGTGCTACGCTTATCGTCCCACATTTCCCAATGTTCACCAGAAGCAGATGATTGCTTCACCATAATCCAAGACGGACGGAATCCGGTGTACACAAACGGCCCATCTGCCGATCCATTTCCGGTGTACGACCCGAACTTGCTGAAGCCTTCAACGCTGTGGAAACAGTACACTACAAAAGTTCTACCGCTAGTATTTAACGCTGTACCGCCTATGCTAAAAACAGTGCTTGTTGGCGCAGTATTTTGAAAAAAAGTTGTGTTTGAATTTTCAGCATCAGTATTGTTATGCCGCAAGTTTTTACCCGCACCTAACGCACTATGATAGACAAGGTGATCTGTTCCATCTGCATCTCTACGTCTAAAAACAAGCATCTCAGGTGCTTGTGACAGACCGTGAGCAATAGTTCCGTCAGAGCCGGTTCCAGTGTAGGTTACGATGCTACAACCACTTGTTGTGTTTGCGCTAAGTCTTGTTGCGGCAATTGATCCTGCTAAAGCTGATCCGTAATTTGACCCGTCCACCTTGACACTTCCTGCCGTTGGGACAGCACCTACACCTGCACTGTTATCTACCGTAGGCGCACCACCTAACCTCCAGTTCCATCCTACATAAGTACCACCAGTTTGGTTAATACCTTCTAACGTATGACTTGGGTCACTGCCTTTCTGTACTACAAAACCATCAGTTGTAAACGAATCAATGTCGCCAAAGTTTGCCCAAGCTGATCCTGCCGCAGTAAAACCTTCTGCCTGTGTGCCATTAGAACTTAAAGCGTTGAACGTACCTACGCCACGAACAGCATCCAAAAGCATATGGTCACTGCCGTTAGTTGCTCCATTTCTGCGCTTAACCCAAGTAAAGTCAGGAGTGAAATTGACATCACCCGTAATACCAGATTGTCCTACTGCGACTGTGCGGGTTGCGTTGTCGTCACCAGACCACAACAGTGTCCCAAAGTAATCTTCCGGACTCGCATCATCGGCAGGGCTGATGGTTGGCTCAGGTAGGTTGGCTGTGCTGAGTGCGAGGTAGTCTGTGGGCGGTGTGTAGGTGAAACCGAGTTGGCCGAAGTTGCAATTTGACGCACTCGTTGAATTAAAAGTACCCGCAACCGGAGTAACTGTTTCTCCTGCGAGGTTTGTAAACGCTACGCCTTGAGATACACCGTTCTTATAAAATTCAATCTCACCAACATCTAAGTCATAAGCAACGCCAATCACATCACCGTTTGTCCATGTTGCACCGTAAGCACTTGATGAAGCTCCACCGTTACGCTTAGTGCCATCGTCTGATCTGTATCGCCAAACTGTATCTGCAATTCCCGCCTCTGTTGATGGATCGTATGTTGGTTTCGCTACGCCTACTACACCCGCCGTTCCACCGCCAAAGGTGTACTCAAAATACCATTTACCGCTTGAAACACCGACTGTGCCAGTCACGCCATTCCAAGTAGAAGTTTGCGTAAACGACAAGTTTCCGTCAGCTAAAGTAATTGCAGAACCTTTGTTCAGCGGATTCCAAGTACAAAAGTTATCAGTCGGACTATCCGACACCACATCACTGGCTGTGAAGTTGTTCGGTGTCCAATCGTTGCCTTCACCTGAGATGTCGTTGCCAATGTCTGCACTGTTGGCAAAGTCGAGATGGAAGCCATTCGTGCCGTATGTCACCGATGGAGACTTCGCCACCCACACACCAGACTTTAACTCGCCAAAGGCATCAGCATCGTAGGCTGTACCGTCTGTGAAGTGGACTTCGGCCATATAATAGTCAGCGTATTCAGAGCGTGTGAAATACTGACCAATGCGATGCACATCTGTGTTGTTTAGGTTGACATCATCGTTTTGATTATAGGAAAGACTTGTTCCTAAAATTTGCTCGCCATTCAGATACATTTTGACACGATCATTGGCTGTTGCTTGTGTTGTATCAATCGCTAAAACAATATGATACCAAGCTGAAACGTCTCTTAGTTTTGGAGTCGCAAATGCATCCGCAACACCATTTCGCTCAATGTACAACTGGTCAATGTAGATACCGAAACCAATATTTCCTGATCCTGCCCCTTGAGCCGCATAGGTTAATAACCCGTGACGCTCTGCTGTTCCTGTTCCTAGTTCGCATCGTTTTACCCAACAACTAAATGTCATCGTCTTACGATTACCCGCAGATGCAGGAGTGCGTGAAAGGTACGCTGAGTCATCATCATTGAACCGTAGGGATTGGTCTATCGAGACAGGATAGAACCCTGCCGCACCGCCTGAGAAATACTGTAACGATCCTGCTCCAAATGGGCCTGACATAGATTCTCCTTACGCGAACGCTAACTGGGGTGTGCCAAGAAGAATCCGACCTGATGCCGCCACAATATATGGGACAACATCAGTCGCACTTGCCGCAGTCGATAGCGTTAATCCTGCACCACCCGCAGTCTCATAGTCAGTTCCTAGACTTACTGTGCGTCCGCCAGTCGCATCCTGAATGAACACGATGAAGCCAGACTGACCTACTTGCTCTGTCGTAGGGTTTGCCAGAGTGACATTGCCTGTCAGCGTCAGGACAAAGTTCTGGTTAGCCTCGAAATCCAGAGTGACCGATCCAGTGTTTGTAGTATCTGTATCCGTTGTAGCTAAGGCCGTTCCAGAAACTTCCACACCTGTCGTGGTGACTTCTAATCGTGTTGTCCCGCCTTGCTGTAACTTCAGCGAGCCTGTCCCTGCATCATTGATGATTGTGTCTGAGCCATCATGGAATAGTTCGCCATCCGAACCCGTACCAAGCAACACCTTGTCATTGTCAGCCATGATGATGTCATTGCCGTTCGATGCCAGATCACCGCCTAGTTGCGGAGTGGTATCGTCCACAAGATCAGTACCTTCAACCGATACTGTGTCTGTCGCTTGGTCAAAGTTGAACAGGTTGATCCATGCGTCATTATCTGAGTTACGGACTTTGAGAATGTCAGTTGTTTCGTCATACCAAAGTTGATAGGCAACAATCGTTGATGGCTCTGTTGCTCCCGCGCTCTGACTGACCAGTGCCGATAAAGACGCATTCAAGTCTGCGCGAAAGGCCGGAAAGCCTTGGTTTTCAATCGTTATAGGTGAATTTTGGCTCATGCCGCTACCTCTCCGTATCCTTTGGCAACGTAGTCGAACGTGCGATCTACTGCCGTGTCACTACTATTATAAAACGTAATTGTAAAGCCTGTCGCGCTCTTACTGGTCACATTATAATAATCGCCTGACTGTAAGTTCTGAGCCGCAATACCAACCCCCTGAAGTGCTTTGAATGCAGGGCTAAATGTGATGACTTTCGCCCCCGCACCTGATGCAATATCTGCTTCTGCAACAGATCGATCCGGCATATCTACTGTAACACTTAACTGAGACACAACCGGAGTCGCTTCACCGTCACCACTGGTCAATATCGCCCTGAATCGTAAGGCTCTGGCTTTGTAATCACCAACAATAAATCGACGATAATTCGACCAAGTAGGCGACCCCGCAGGATCATCATCTGTCGTAGATACCTGAACCTCAACATCCGTATCATCGAATGCCTGAACATCGCCATCGAATGTACCTGTACGCGCATCAAACAGCCCCACAGCGTCATCAAACAGATTCACATAGTCTCGCCTCGTTACCGACACAGAAGCCGTGACATGAGATGTATAGACAGCCGTCAAATCAATATAATTGTCAAATTCATAAGTCCCAGACGTTGAAACTGTCCCGCCACCGCCATCAAATGATCCGTTTGCATCATCAAAGTTCCCAGTGACATCATCAAAATCAATCGACGTATCAAGTATCAACTCGTTATCAACCGCGACGACTTCCGTTTTATTGCCTGTAAATGCCGGATGCTGAGTCGATGTCTCGACCTGATTGAATCCCTTAATCTCCTCAATGATCGCAACAGATGCAGTTGGATTCGTTGATGCCAAATCCAATTTATCCACAGCCTTAATGAAATACGTTCCTGTCAGCGCAGGGACGACTACATTGTTCGCAGGACGGGATAGCTTGTCGTAGATTGTGCGGGAGTTTGCATATTCTGCCCCCGTTGTCAGTGGTGAATGCCGGATGATGTAGTGAGATAAGTCGGCATCGGTTACCGGAGTCCACGATAAATGCGCCTCAGTTCCAATGATATTGACTGAAAAGTTAGTCACATCTTGGGGAGGCGCAGTCTTACCAACAACCTGATGATCTAATGTCGTAAAGGCGGAGCGAACTCCCAGAGTATTAATAACTCTTGCTCTGACGGTATAAATTTCTCCGTCTGCAATATTCACCTGCTCAAATATACCACCACCTGTTTGACCCATTGTGACGAACTCTGTTTCGCCTTGACGACGAGATTGAACCTCAAATCGCTCTGCAAACTGATCGGCTGTTGACACATTGGCTATCAGAAAAGAGATGGCTTCTTGGTTAAGTGCGCGAACCTCATCCGTCACCGATAGTACAGGAGCCTCGACTGTCAAAGGATCGGGCAGGTTGGATGCAAATGTTTCCGGCTCTTCCAGATCACTTACCCAAGGATAGATCGTCGCGTTGTGTTCTGCGAGTGCCACATTGACCGTTGCATCAAAATTAATGCTCAGAGAAATGACTCGAAATTCTTTGCTACTAAAAGAAGGCGTAGGATGAGTCACAGTAACAATATCACCGACAGAGCATTTCAACGCATCTGGCGTTGCGGTAAATGATAATTTGATACCTGCTTTTCTCGATCCTAAACATAGCGTTTTTGCGATATTCCGAGCTTGATAGAAACTTGTACAGGTCAGAAGATCAATTTCTTTTTCCAGTGGCTTATTGTTGTCCTCTGTCAAAAACGTCGAATAGTCTGACGAATCCGCCGGAGGCCAGATGACCTGATCTGGTTGATAGTTCATATCTGGATTGACGAACTTGGCAGTGACCTTGTTGTACTTCTGTGTTTTATCGACTCCAGATATTTTGAACCCAGAGATAATATTGTCCGTGTCGAAATCGAATGTACTATCGTAATCATCCTCAACGATTAGCCGATATGTGCCATTCTGGTATGGCATCATTCCCTGCATTCCTGAGAGAAATACTTTGACGTTATTGAATAAAGTTTGATTCGTGTTAATTACTGCATTACACGAGAACCGTTTGACTGTCTCTCCTGATCCATCGTAATTAGTCACATCTTCGTCGCAGGCAGTTGCGGCTAACCCAAATGAGGTATCGTCAATCAGCGAACTATCTAAGCCCTTTCCGTATCGGGTATTGGTCAAATAATCTCTGAGACACAAAGCAGGGTTGCTATCAAAAGCCGTTGTGTTATCTCGCGGGTCAAATACTTTACGACCTTGAACGACTGCCTGAATTGTAGGGATTGAGCTAAATACATCCTGATTGAACTCTAACCGAATACCAAGATAAGCGATCCCTGACAGCGTATCGTTACTATTCCAACTTGGTGCGGCTGTCAGTGTTGATGAGGCTGTCTGATTGTCTGCGCCAGTTTTCTTATCGATGGTGACATAGGGTGCGTATTCCGACCCCGTGAGCAACTCATCGTTAATGTAAATATCTCCAATTGAATTGACCTCTCCTTCACAGAGAATCAAAGCCATATAGAGAAATTTGTTATCTGCGCCAGAAGTTTCTACAAATACTCGCGTCCCCCCGACTCGTCTCGTCCCGTAAATCACAGGGATTGGTGCTATATTTGAGTTTTTGTTGACAAGAACCGATTGAGCGTCCTGATCTAAATCTGGTACTTCTGGAATATCGACAAACCATGAGATTACATCACCGACAAGATCAACGGCTAAATCGACTACATCTTCGACTACATCAATAACATCGTTAACAGTATCTTTAACGGTATTGATTGGGTTTCTAATGAAATCGCTAAACCAACCCATTATGCTTTACCCCACTGGATGTCTTTGATGGATTCTGCCGCGAATCGCATACCTGTATCGTTAGGGAAATAATATTGCTGAGAGTTCTGGTTTGTCCGCCTTCCGTTGAGTCTTTCAAAATCAGCCCAATGGGATGCGACCTTCATATTGATGACACTGCTGTTCTTTGAGTCCTGCAATGAATAACCAACAATCTCACCGTCAAACGTCTTAATAGGATCACCTTGAATCGCTCCATCTGCGTCAAGTATTGCTAAAAACACTCTGGCTCGACGGTTGACATATTCTTGATTCAGGAATATTGACAAATACGACTGATCCACACCCGATATATTGATGGTCATGCTACCAACTCGCAGATCTTGCGTTTCCTGTGTCGTATCAAGTGACAAAAAATGCCCTGCGGCAAGATAGGTATCCCCATCATAAGTGATTGGAAATGGAGCGTTTGTCAGGAACAGCGTAGTCGAAAAATCAAATCTGACCAAGTGCGCCAATCGAACTTGATCGGATTGCAATGCTGTCAGCGTTGTCGCGTTGACTGTGCGAGTCATTACAGAACCTCAATCATATCGACTTCATATTCATAATACTCATTGGCGGATAGATCGTATTGCTGAATATCGTTATCTAGCCGCATGGTAAATGGAACGTCATTGTAAGTGACTGCCTCATCATCTCCGACCGCAGAGACTAACTGCGGCTCAATTGATAAAGTGCCTGCCCCATCTTGGTCTGCTGTTACCATGTACACCTTGGTATGACCCGCAAACTTGATGAAATCACCTGCCTTAATTGTTCCGGTAAATCCATCGACTGCGACAGAGCTTGATCCTGCGTTTGCCGCACCATTAGCTAACATCGTTCCTGTTGCTGTGCCTGTCGTCGAACTAATGACGGGAGGAATGATCGAAAATGTGCCGAGCCGTCCTTGCTGACTCATAACAAATGCGTATACAGGGTTAAAGTCAGAGCGCACCATCGGATTGTATTTTGCAGAGAATGACCACCTTTGACCACCAATCGATCTAACCTGCATTTTGCCAGATACCGTTTCTGACATAAGGTTGCTATGACGCGAGTTGACGTTGATTGCCTGAAACTCAGGTGTTGATGGATATGTACCCGCCATTATACGACACCCCTTCTGCCTTGGTCATTCATTGCGGAATTGACCATATTCACAATTTGTCCTCGTCTTGATTGCAGGAGCGAGTCAAAACCGCGAGCATCGACTGTTGAAATCTGGAAAGTCACATTTGCCACGCGATTGACTGTCTGGGCTTGACCGCCCATTCCCTCATTCGGTGTGATGCGACCCCCAGAACCCATTGTCAATACTTCTGGCCCACGCTCACCAACTACATAAGATTCGCCCGATCTGACCTGCCCACCCAAGGCTCGACCCTGATACTGCTGAGATCTGATCTGCTGTACTTGTGCGAGTCCATTTGCAACCGTAGCCGCCGCGACGATAAAGTTCAAAGGAGGCGGAAGTTCCGCAAGAGCTTTTGTCGCGCCTGTATAGGTATTCATGATTGCCTGACCAATGTTGTAGGCTTTGGCTAATTTGAATGCTGTTTTATTCGACTGACCCAAGGCATTCAATGCATCTCCGGCAGATTTAATGGCAAACTCGTTGCGTTCGCGTTCGAGATTCTTGCTTGCTTCTGCAAACTGACGCTCAGAGATTAACTGTTTTGCCCTAAACTCGTTTAACTTCTGTTCTCGTCTAACGAAAGAGTCAATCTCATCGCCTTCAACATCAAGAAGACCCATGCGCTGAAGCTCTTTCTGCGCGGCTTGCGCCTCTTTCATTTTTTCTGTGCGCTGTTCTTCTTTCTCGATCTGGTCAATTAATACAGCGACTCTTTCTTGCTCTGCCGCTGTTAGGGCTAACGTAGCAGACTCAAGCAATAATGTTTCGGAACGACTGAGATTTGTTGCGCTTGCTTGTTGCTCTAACTTTTTAAGAAATGCATCAGTTGCTTTATCTGACTTCTCAACCTCTTGTTGTTTTTCTCTCATCTCAACAAGACTTTGCACAACTTTCATTTGAGCTTCGTCTAACCCAAGGAGTGTTGCTTCTCGCAAGGTCAATTGCGCGGCAGATAATCCTATTGCACCGATTTCCAGTTGCAACGAGTTGATGAATTCTGCTTGCGTCTGAAGTGCTTTGAGTTGTGCTTCAGATACTCCTCTAGTAGCCAACTCAAAATTCTTCTGTCTCTGTGTGGCAATAATTACAGCCGCAGTGAGATTTGGCACTTTTTCTGCCGCAGAATCTACTGCCGACTGAAAGCCCAACATTTGACGGGTGATGTTTTCAGTAGATACGCCATTCCTTTCGAGTACAGCCCTTTCTTCTTCAAGGCGTTTTTTCGCCTTATTTAAAGCCCTCTCGTTATCATTGAATGCCTCTGTCGCTTCGTCTGTCGCCTCTTTAAGACGAGACATTTCTGCCGCTATGATTTCCGCAGGCAAGTCAGTGATCTCTAGCCCAACATCTTCAATTTCCGACTGAAGGTCACTGAATGATTTTGATGCTAGTAATAGACTTGGCAATAAAGTGCCGACAAGTGAGGCACTGATACCAAGAATCGCACCTACTAACGGCAAGCCAAGAACGATACCCAAGTCAGCCGCTTGCTGAGACAGCGCAATGAATGGATCAGTTCCCGCTTGAACCTGCCCGACGAGTTGCTGAACCTGAATACCTGCTTGACCCGCAGATCGACCCATGCCGCCAAATGCAGTACCCGCCTGACCCGCAGAGCCTCGAATACCTTTCATCGACTTCTCGAACGATTTGAGAGTCTTGTCGGTAATCTTGCCCTGTTGGTTCAGTTTCTTGAGTTGATTGAAAGCCTGACCAATTTCCTTGGTATCGGCTTTAAATACTAGCGTTGCGTATTCGGTTGCCATGTCGGTTCTTGATCCCTGTACTTAGCAAGTTGCATCACGGCTTGGATTTCCCATTGCTCAAGTTGATGCCCTGTAACTCGCATATATGACTCTAACTCTGACCAAGTATACTCTTTTAGTGCTGTATACGCTTCCCATAGATCGTTGTGCTGAGATGACAACTCAGGAGCATTTGCCAATTCAGGCGGGGTTCTGCCTGTACTCTTTTCAACCTGCTTGAGCGTATCGTACCGACTGACCTTTGAGCCTTCGGGATAGGCGTTAATGAAAAAACACCATCTCCCGAATTGTACAAACTCATCGATCAGCCCTTGATAAAATTTGCCCGTTCAGTCAGGAAGTTGAGTAACTGGTTCACAACAGCAGGGGACTCGTTATACAACGCTAAAGCGTTATCACGAGTAAACTTGTAAGGCTTACCATCCTTGGTAATTCCTCTCCATGATACTGTCGCGTCTGCTAATGCCTCTGCATCCATCCCATCATAATCAAGATCTTCATATTTACCGCCACTGCGTAAATGCTCGTTAATCATGCTTGTCTGCTTTTTCTTTGCAGTACGCCATGTTTTCGAGTCAGATCCTTTGATCGTGACAAAGAAGTCTGTGGGCTTGCCATCGACAGGGGACAGAATATTGACTTCTGCCCCTGACTCATGGCTCTCACCCGTCATCAGATTAGAGAGTTCCATACTTACGCCTCAGAACGAGTGATTACCAAATTTGATAAGTCTGAACCTGCGTTGTATAGAGCGATAAAGTCCATCGCTACCGTTACAGCACCTTCTCCAGACACATCCGGTTGACCTGAGTTGTACTTCACACGAGGGAAGTCGAACTCGTAATCGTTGCCGTCAACGTCAGTCAGCGTCAAAACGATCTCTGATTCCGTCTCATTGATGAACTTCTCGTACAGAGCTTTGCTGTCAAAATAAGTTGTCAATGATCCAGTGATACGAGATTTACCGATTGATGGTTGATTTGTCGTCTGAGAACCGACAGAGAACAAAGGCTCTAAGCCATTCTCGACCGTAAACTCAATTGCAGTGACCGTTGCAATCGTAGACCCGCCTTCCGTAATTGATCCGGTAAACGAATCGAAAGGAACTTCTGTGCCTGCTGTTGCGTCACTAGAACCTGCAAACTGGCTTGTCGAGATTGATAAATCCTTACCGACAACCCCGAATGTGATTGTTGCCATCTGATTCGGCGCAACAGATACAGCCATTGAGTTGATCTCACAGCCTGTATGGTTGTGGAACTCTGCCGTTGCTAAATCCCCAAATCGACGCTGAATCGTAAATGAACGACGAGTTGATCCAGACTTTAGAACGTCTGTTGTCCAACTACCGCCCATTGCGGCTTCAATCCAATCATCAAGTTCACCGTATTCAAGCTCACTTGTGACATCTCCACCGATCTGGCGGTTGCCATGTCGAAAGTCTTCGACTTGACGATCTCCGCGCAATTTTTCGGATTCGATGCCGTCTTTGGACATATTGAGTGAAACTGCCGTATGAGGCAGTGGGATAAGAGTCGGAGTTGATGGCGTAGTGCCATACGTTGACTCCGCAATATAGAACAGCGAATGCTGTGCGCCATTTGCGATTGCCATAATTTACCTCGCGTCAGTATATGAATAAAAATTTATAGATACAGGCACAATCTGCCATGATCCATCAATCGTTGCGGGTAAAATCGAAACTCCCGAAATCCGCACGTTTGTCCCATTATATGTCAAAGTTGTCCCTCTTTTGAAATGGTCTGCGACTGAATCTGGAATCGCTGTACGACCACTCCCCGCACCAGTGAATACATCGACTTGATAAATCGCATCAGTCCGATCTAAACCTGTATCACCTAATCCCACTTGCTCTGTTGCGGCAGGCAGGAATGTCGGGCGTAAATATGTTTCGTTTGCCGTAGGCTCATACGGCACATTAGGCCAAGCAATATCATACCCGCCGGAAATCGTGTTGAGACGATTATCAAGTGCGGCCTGTATGTCGTTGAATACTGTACTCATCTCAACTTACTCACTAACAATGCGACATTCCGTCTTAACATTCCTTGCGGAGCTTGCTTAGAATATCCTTCTTCGATACGACGAGCATAGGGCAAATTATTAACGAACCAGAATATATTGCCTATCTTTAAACTGTTCAGTGTCGATTCTGCATCCTGCTCCGGCTTTCCTGTCTGTAATTCACCACTGGCAGGCACATTCAACGTCGATTGCCAGTTGTTACGCAGTCTGCCCGTATCGACAGGAGTTTCTCGAATGACGCGACGAGTGAACGAGAGCAATGTTCCGCGAATCGTTTTCTCGTGAAACTTACTCAGGTTGACTGATGCGCGAATCAAATCATTTTCAACACTCATGCTCTCACCTGTAAGTTGACTGACAGCAGGGTATCAGCAGGTTTGTTTTCTGATATAGAGATAATCCGGTAGTCAACCGAATCAATGGAAACGCTGTCATTGATGGCAAACTCATGCGGCTCAGCCAATAAGCGACGATCTCCCTGTTGGATCGTTGTGTTGGTTATCTCGTTATCTGCGTAATCAAATACACAGCAATACTTGTCGAATGTCGATGTAGAGTCAGATGTTTGACCTGTATTCGGGTCATACGCCCCTTTTGTTGTTCGGGTAAAGGTTAATTGCTTGCCAAACTTAGTGATGAGTGTGGTAGCAGATGTCGAA